TGATATGCTACCGGAGACTACGGGTGCGAGGACTTTCCAGAAGACCGCCGGTTTTAAGGTATGGCTGAATCTTTACAACACCTCTAATCCCATAGATGAAGTTGCGTGGGATGATGATGTGAAGGTTGTCAAGACCTACAGGAATTACATATTTGACGAATCTCACCGGGTAATGGCCGAGGGCAGGGTTAAGCTGCCCCGGAAGAACGCCAAGATCGAGAAGTTTGCCAAGCAGTACATTTCGCCGACGAAAGTGCCGAAACCCAACAAGGAGAACGAGTTTTTCTATCGCAGCGATTCCAAGGAAGACCATTACCGAAATGCGATGAATTATTTTCTGGTGGCCTCTTTCAAGTCGAGGATAACCCGCCCGGACAAGTGCAGTAAGAAGAAAGCGTATGTTACCAACAATGAAAAGAGGTATATATGAAACTTGAGAGAACGAGGAGAGTTAAGCCGGTTGCAGAACCAGTTGCCGAACCCATGCCTAAGCCGGTTGAACCCACAGTGGACATAATCGAGGTTCCAAAGATACGCAAAAGAAGGAAGAAGCAATGACAACTCAGGAAAAGCTTATTTTGATTTTATCAAAAGGATGCAGCATAAAGATATATCCAAGAGGGTATCCGGTTAGTGGGATTCAAGGATATATGCCCGAAAAAACTGTTTATACGAGTCCAAAGGAAGGTCGTGTAGTCACACAAGTTCCATTTTGTATAGGATATATAGCAGAATTTGAGGACAGAGTTTATCCTTTTCATTGTATTGAGTTTCCTGAGTTTATAGATATTCTTTATGGCAAGCTATTCGATAAAAAGGAAGTGGCATAGTGAGTTGGCTAAATGACTTTTTAGGAATTAAGAAGGTAAAGACGCCAGCCGTCAAGAAGGCCGAAGAGATGGACTATGATTTCGATACCACTGGTTACCTTAAAGAACTTGAGCGTAAGAGCGGCTTTATGGACACCATTGTGACCGGCGGCAAGAAACCGAAATTGGCGTCGCCGTCTTTGTTGTAAAAAGAAGAAGAATTTGTTAAGCATTTCCAACGGGGGGGATGCTTCACAAAGCCCTTGGGGGGGCAAATGGAAGACACGAGAGCGTTAGAGATAATCAAAATGGCCTCGGATGAAGAGTCCAAGGCTTGCAATTTCCGCAACTTGTATCAGGAAGTGGCGGATTACATGTATCCCTGCGAGAACCAGATAATTTCTCAACGGACGCCCGGCGAGGATAAGTCTTTACTCATACGCGACCCGACCCCGATGTTTGCCGTTGACGACATGGTGGGCGGCTTGATAGGCACATGGATACCTTCCGGCCAGAACTTCTTCGGCTTAAAGACCAAGAGCAGAATAGAGAACCAATCCGACAGGGCGATGCGCTACCTGTCGATGGGAACCGAGATAGGCCACGAGGAGATGTTCGACAGCAATTTCATGCTGCAACTGCATGATACGGTAAAGTCTTTGGTTTGTTTCGGAACGGGCAATTTATACACCGAATGGGACAAGTCCCGGATGGGTCTTAATTATAAGGACTGGCACATATCGACTTACACCATCAAGCAGAACGCGAGGGGTCTTGTCGATACGGTCATTTTGACTTACGAATTGACCGCAAGGCAGGCAAGCGACGAGTTTGCTAATCCCGGCGAGCAGGTTCTTGAATCGGTTAAGGAACTGAAAACCGAGAGCAAGAAATTCAAGTTTATCCAGGTGGTAAGGCCGAGAATCAGGCATAACCAGATGTTAGTTGATAACTTAAACATGCCTTTCGAGAATGTTGTTGTCAATGTAAAAGAAAAGGCAGTTGTTTACGAAAGTGGTTACGAGGAGAACCCGTTTGCCGTTCCGAGGTGGGAGAAGTCGTCGGTAGAGAAGTACGGTCGGGGCAGGGGTACTATAATGCTCTCCGCCGTAAAGGAATTGCAGCAGATGTGGCAGGACTACATGAAGCGGGTGGAAAGGACTAACAACCCGCCGAGGTGGGAAATAGCGGACGGGGTGGAGGGTGAGCTTAACAATTCGCCGGGCGCGAGAAATGTCTTTAATGAGCCTAACGCCGCCGGTGCGCTTGACCCGCTTATGAACGGCTACGGTAACGAAGCTAAGGAAATGATAGAGATTCAGCAGGAGATTATCAATAAGGGGTTTTTCAAAGACATATTCGTTCAGTTGGGTGATTTGAAGGGCGACAGGAGAACGACGGTAGAGATTCAGGCCAGATTAAGGGAGGGCTTGCGCAGATTAGTCTCTCCGGTGGCAAGGCTGGAATACGAGTTATTCACCCCCGTAGTTACCCGAAGCGTTTTGTTACTGATAAGGAACGGCAGGATTCCCCCGCCCCCGCCCGAATTGCAGGGTCAGGAATTGCAGGTCGAATACAAGGGCGAGTTGGCGATGGCAATGAGGACGTATCAGGCGAGGGCGTTTGCCGAGTTTGCCAGTTTGCTCATGGGCATGTCGGAACACTTCCCGGAAGCGAAGTATATTCTTAATCTCGACAGGGCGCTACCCCATGTCGGTACAGCTTACGGAGTTCGTGTTGACGATATGAACAGTCAGGAAGAAATAGATGCCTTAAAGCAGCGGGATCAGGAACGGCGGGACAGGCTTGAGCAGGCGGCGATGGTTGAAGCCCAGTCTCAGGCATACAAGAACACTCAGAAATCGCCGGAGAAAGGTAGTCCGGCAGAAATGGTAAATGCTTAAACAAGGCGATTACAGAAAGTTGTTTGAGTCCCCGGATGGGAAAAGGGTTTTGGAAGACCTTTCGGGATATTGTTATGAGAACAGGAGTACCTATGTAGAGGGCAGTCAGTCAAGGGAGCATGTAAATCAGGGCAAACGTGCCGTCATTCTTCGTATCAGAAGTAAGATGGCGGAAGAAGAAAAATCGAAACAGGTAATTAACGAGGACTAAAATGGATGACACAACTGACGTGGCAGTGGCCACAGAACCAACGTCAACCGAAGGACAGAACATATTATCGTTCATCGGCGAGGACGGAAGCTTAAAGGATGGATGGCGGGACTTCGTTCCCGAAGAGTACAGGAGCGACAAGGTATATGACCGCGCCGTAAGTCTTGAGGGCATATTCAAGTCTTTGGGCAGCGCCGAAAGAATGGTGGGCAAGAACAAGGTAGGTATCCCCGACAAGAACTCCACGGACGGGGACTGGAACGCTTTTTACAAGGCCGTTGGGATGCTGGATAAGCCGGAAAGTTACAAGTTCGACAAAGACCCGGAAATCGCCGACGAGTTCTGGCCGGAAGAAATTACTTCCGTTATGCAGAAGGCTTCGTTTGAAGCGAGGGTAAACGAAAAACAGGCCGCCGTTTACAATAAGGCGTTCAACGAATTTATAAAACAGCAAATAGCCAAGACCAAGATCGAGAAAGACCTGGAGTACAGCGAAGAGCTTAAAGGTCTTAAAACGGAATGGTCAGGCTCTTACGATGCGAATATCCATCTTGGCAACGTCGCTTTAGAGAAAGCTACCTCCGGTCAGGATGAATTAAGGGCGAGGGTAAAGGATAAGTTCGGCCCAGACCCCGACTTTGCAAGAATAATGAAGAACCTTGGTGTAAACTTTACTGAAGGTAAGGTATTGGATACCGATGGCACAACCCCTGTAACCGCCTCCGACGTAGACGAACAGATGGAAGCCTTGCGCAGTACCGACGCCTATAAGAATAAGATGAACCCAGGGCATAAGAGGGCAATGGACAAGATGTCTCGGATGTACGAGACAAAAGCAAAAATAAGATAGAGGGGCAACCTCTTTAAGAGAACCTTCGAGACAACGGTAATCCGTTCGCATAGCCGCGTAAAAGTAGGAAGACCTATGAAATAGATAACCTTCCGTTAAATGTAACAATTTTTAACGTGAAAGGTATATCTATGAGCATTACGCTAACAAGTGGATTGCCGACTACATTTATAGACCAGTTCAGCACTGAGTTCTATCATGTATGCCAGCAGAAAGAATCGTTATTCGGTCGTTGCGTAAGAGTGGAACCCATTCTTAACGCCGAAGACAAATCGTTTGACCTTCTGGACAAGTTCAATCTGACCCAGAAGGATTCAAGGAACCCGCAGACCCCGACCGTTGACCCGACGGTTATGAGGCGTTGGGTATCGACAAATCCGTGGCATCAGGGTGTTTTGTTCGATAAGGACGATGACCTGTCAATGATTATCGATCCGACCGGGGACTTCCAGATTGGCTTAAACCGCGCTGTGAACCGCAAGAAGGACGACATCATTCTTTCTGCGTTCGAGGCCACGGTTCAGGCTGGAAGAAGGTATGGCGACTCTACGGTAACGTGGGCCTCCGAGCTTGGCAATACGAAGTACACCGAGTCTTCTGGTGGAAGAACTATCCCCTGGGACTGTGCAGAGGGTAATTGTGCCGCCGGTGATACTGGGATGACGATAGAGAAAGCCGAGCTAATTCTCGAATACTTCGCCAAGAACGAAGTTGACGAAGAGACTCCGATTTTCTGCGCCATCAATCCCAGGCAGGCAACCGACTTGTTCGGTCAGCAGGAGTACACAAGCGGCGACTACAACACCAACAAGCCTTTAGCTACCGGCCGGATTATCAAGAACTGGCACGGACTCAACTGGGTTGTCTCCAACAAGATAGTCAAAGGTTCGTCCAACGATGTCGATGCCGACGCCGATGTTTACGAGTGCTGGGCATGGGCGCAGGATGGGATTATCCTCGGCGTTCAATCCGACTTGAGGACAGAAATGTCCGTAAGGGATGACTTGTCTTACGCGCAGCAGGTCTATGTTTACATGAACATGGGCTCGATGCGATTTGACGAGGACAAAGTTATCAAAATCGAATGTAAATAGTCCAGCGGTTAATCAGTATGCCGGTTAAGGACTGAGAATTAAGGAGAAATTAAATGAGTTATGACAATTACAATTGGGATTACAGAAGGACGAAAATCGTAGGCCCGGCGCAGTTAAAAGCGGCCAACGACATATTTCATCCAACAGTTGACCAGCGTTATGCGTTGGGTACGGAATACTGGATGAACGACGGTACAGGCCGAGCTTTTCGGTACTGTGAAAACGGCGCAGTCGCTTTAGCTAAGGCGTTAATGGCGTCTGGTGCTGCTCAGGATGCGCAGGCAATCACATCCACCGAACAGACCGCTTACGGGGCTTCGGCTAAGGCGAAGAAGTTCGACGTACTCCTGTCCACAGGAAACGCATGGTCGGATCACGATTTAGTCGATGGCTGGCTTGTAGTCAGTGACGGAACTACGGCGTTAGGCGATATGTATCTGATTAAGGACAATTACTGGACGACTTCGGATACGGTTATGAATGTTGAGATTGCCGATGCAGGCGGTCTTCGTAATGCCATTCTTGCTGCTTCGGATGACGTGATACTCATCAAGAACAAGTGTAAGGATACTGTGGTCAATGCCACCAACCCGGTTTCAAGTGTAGTTGGCGTTCCACTGGTCATTGTGCCAATCTCCTATTATTACTGGGCGCAGTTCAGAGGTTGGGCTCCTGTCATTTGTGACGGTACTGACACCGTAGTTGTTGGTGACTTCGTAATGCAGTCGGAATCAGTTGCCGGTGCTGTTGCTCTTCTCGATTGCACCACCACGGTGGGAGACGATCACCCATATGGTATTTGCGTACTTGTCGGCGCTGTCAGCGAAACCTGTGTTATTGACCTGTTAATACCATAAGAAAGGAGAATCGAAATGAGTACAAAAGCAAAAAACACATTAAATCTATGTTCGCTCATTGTCTTCTTTATGATGGTAGGGACATATATTGGCGGGCTTGCAGTTAATATTCAGGCAACGCCGATAAATCCGACTTCCATACCGACTGTCGGTAACGCCGAGTTACAGGGCGACATCTGGTATGTGGATGGTAACAGGTTGAACAATAGCGGTGACGGCAAAACGTGGGCAAGTGCCTATAAATTTCTGAGAACTGCTTTGGCGGCCTCTCATGCCGATATAGCACGGTCTTCCGACAGGCAATGGGCGGGACGTAATACGATTTACGTTAAAGGAGACAGTATCACCGAAGACATTACCAAGTTGGCACAAAAGACCGACA